TAGCCGACTTGCAAAGATCATCGTGCAAAGCCAATAATTGTACGGCGTACATACTTATTCCTTTTGTTATTGTTTGGCAGAAACAGACTAGAAAACAGGAAGAAAGCAAAGGCGGCGAAGACCGCCGCCAATGCCTTAATTACTTCCATCCCTTACTTCCACTCACCATCTTCTGGTGCAGCTTCATCAAAAGGAGCTTCATCCTCACCGTGTTCCGCTGCCTCGGTCGGGTTTGGAGAAATGTCCTTGTACACAAGACCAGAGTTGGCCTCGTAGAACTCCTGCGTGTACTTCTTACGCAGGGTATCGACATACTCCTGCTGCTTACCCTTAGTCGAAGGGACAGCAAGAGCCCCAGCCTGCGCCAACACACCAAGGTACTGGATGGCGTAGTTCATAGACGACTGTCGAAGGATACTATCCTGTCGAGAATCGAAGGACTCGCCAGCAGAGTTCTTCTTGGGAGCCGAAGCCTGCGCCTCGGCAACGGCCTCAGTCGGTGGCTTGTTGGCACTAACCTTCAAGCTGTTACGAGCCACGTTCTTGTAGCCTCGACTCTCATCTACGTCGAACTTAACGTAGTCACCTTCCTTGGCCTTCGGTGGGTACAGGCCATAACCGTAGGTCTGACCGGCGACTACAATATCGTAGGCGCTCTTACCACCAGCAACAGACTTTGTACGGATTTCCTGAATGATACCAGTTACAACATTAGACATGAGCAATCTCCTTATGTGCGGGCTTGAGAATGTTGAAGACCTCTACGGCATCTTCATACGTGACCTTCTCGCTATTGTCTCCAATAACATGAGGGCCTTGACCGAACCACTTACGACGAGCGATGTTGCGACCAGTGCGGCGGCAGAAGTTATCCTTCGGATTACGGAAGGCTACAGTTGCAGCCCAGATTCCATTCTCCTTACGGAAGAATACAGTACCGTCCTGCTCGACATGGAAGTACTGCTCCTCGTGGGTAGTAGACTTGTGGGGGTGACCCCGGTTTACTGTTTCGTTATTTTCCATTACCAATTCATACGTAGCTTGTCCCATTACCTCTTCTCCTCTCGGCCGTCAGGCCAGCAATCAATCTTTGTTTCTTCCTTGGTGTCGCCCCAGTGGCTGGACACCTTTGCTCCAAGTCCTAGCGGTACTCGGAACTTGTACTTGTAGACAATCAGCAAATGATTATACACATCGTAGGTGAATGCCTGCTTAGCTACTTCCATCACTTCATCGAAAGTTCCTTTCTTGATCTTGCACGCAATGCTGTCGTGAATCGTAGCAAAGATTCTAACATCCATATTGCGGGTACGATGCCAGAAGTAAACCAACACTAGCGGAATGATTTCGCCTGTGGCGAATCCCTGAACCGGGTAGTTGTAGATGTTGGTACTGTTGGTGATGTATCCGCTTCTCTGCATCTTGGTGCCGGGGAAGTAGAACACCATTCCATATGGAGTGGTGTATTCACCCTTGCTCGCACATCTCAGCGCCCAGTTTCTCTGAGTCTTACTGATTCCTTCATACTTATTCTTGAAGTATTCACAGTATTCCTGAAGAGCCTTACTGCCACTACCGCCGCCGTACAATGGTCTAAATGTTTTGGCCTTCGCGTCTTGTCGGCTAGTAGGTTCTCCTGCCTCGGTTAGTACCTTGGCGGTAAAGCTGTGAATATCAACACCATCTTCAATCTCAGCCAGCCCAACTTTATCCTTGCCCATGTCTACAGCGACACGGAACTCAAGCTGGCTGCCGTCGAACTCTGCTACTTCATAATCATCTTCTCCTGCACAGAAGAGTCTCTTGTATTCACGGGGAATGTTCTGTAGCTGTACACTCTTGGCCTGCTTCCGGCCCTCAAACACAACTGGAATACCGGACGATGCTAGGCGATGGGTCTGCACCACACCCTGCTTGAACTGCCCAAAGAACCTACCACCACGTTGCTCACACGTCAACTTGAAGTAGTCCAGATTCTTCTCAAGCAAACTCGCTGCCTTGTTATAACGCTTATACAAGTCGAAGAACTTTTTCTGTTCTTCAGTCTCGATCACAAGATCAGCTAGCACCTTCGAGTTGGTAGACCTTGCCCCCTTCCCTGTCTTTACAACCTCACCTTTGTAGTCAACGGGCTCCTTGAACTTAAGCACGTCATACAGATACACAGCCAACTGCTTGGGGCTACCTAGATTGATGCCGCCTGTCATCTCTGCCAGTTCGCTTCCAAGTACTTGTAAATCCTTGGCTACTTTGCGGTACTCTTCGTCTACCCTAGTCGGGTCTAGGTTAAGACCCTCAAACTCCACGTCAGCTAGCACAGCGCAGGTTAGGTTACGAGTGTGAACTAGATGCCATTGTTGGCGGCTGCTCAGTCTTAGTCGCTGCTTCAAAAACACATTCTTGGTAGCTTCAACGTCAGCATGGCAGTATTCAAGCAACCAGCTTGGATTTATGTCTCGGGTGGATACTCCAATCTCAATCAGAGATGCGACAATATCCTTCTTACCCGGCACTTCGTATCTGTGTGCCATACTACCAAGAGCCTTTGAGAATCCTTTGCCCTGCCTGTTGCCATGCAACACCCACTCTGCCAGCATCGTATCGTAGAACAGAATGTCTCTGAGTTCAGCACCGCATCTCTTGAGCCATTGCGCTTCAAACTTGGCATTCTGTGCCACAACAAACGCCACACCCTTAATGTCATCCAGAAGTTCTGCTTGTTGATAGATTCCTCCCCAAGTGTGAGCTGTCTTGATGACTTCCCCGGTAGGGGAAACAACTTGCCAGCACGCTAGAACAATATCGTTGGGCTCGTGCAGCGCAGAGCCGTTCTGTTCAACGTCAGTTTCAAAATCGAGAACCAAAAAAGTTTCATTCAAGTAGATTTCTTCTGGCTTTTCTGCAAGCAGGAACCACGGCAGTAGATTATCTGATTGCATTATCTCTCCTTAACTAGAATCCGTGGGGAATGGTAGCCCCTTCTCTTCTACATAAACTTCGCAGACATACCCTTCATCTTCCAGCTTGTCTCGGTGGTCAGGCTTAGCTGCCATCTTTACGTCCCCACTCAATAGGTGTTCACATCGCCATGTTATGGCGTCACACATCTTTTATCTCCCGGTATTCAGCATCACTCAGATCAATTTTAGCATCATGTACATTGTAGATACTAACCGGATAGTAACCGTAGTCAGTGACGACTCTCGCATTTGGATAACGCCTGTTTATATGAGTCAACCACATACAAATTCTTTTTCCATTCTCTTCTTTGACAGTGGTTGGCCGCCAAAGGAATACTCTCTTCCATTCTCTGGCTTCTCTGGCTATAGCTATAAGTTTATCCAGAAGGGCTTGATCTGTCAGCCCACAACTAAATTTCATTTAGTTTCTCCGAAAGAAAAAGGCCAACACGGGGCTGGCCTTTGAAGGTAGAGCATCATACGGATGATGACTCTTATTGTCAAGGAGCTAACTAACTCCTTGATTTTATTGACTATTCTTCGCCGTCTACAAAGAACACCTTGCGGAAAGTTGCGATGTTCATAGGACTATAGGCACCCCACTTCCATTCTTTATTACATGAACGGAAAGCAAACACACTCTTGTCATCTAGGTAAGCCTGCCATGTGCTGCCTTCTCTATCCTCACCAAACCAACTTTGACCAGACCAGCCCGGTTCAAAGCCTGCTGAGTGAAGCAAGGGCTGGTCATACTTATCCATCGGTTTCATTCTAGGTTACCCTCCCTACATTGGATGCCTGCACCAAAGAAGGCATCACCTTCATACCCGTCATCCAGAATATAGTCACAATCGAATGGGCACACTGCACCATTAGGCTGGGCATCTCCTTCTTTCCAAGGGCCTGCATGTGCCACTGTATATTCCTTGCCGATCATATCTGGACGTTGGGCGGCTGACTTCACACGTACTGTGTCTCCTTGCTTGTAGCGCAAGTTAGCCATCGTCATCTCCTTTCATCATTTCGTATTCAGCCCACGCAACTACAGCTATTACTACCAGAGCAATAACAATCATCATACAGATACCACTCGACTTAGTTGTGGAATAACACGGACAGGGAAGTTGCCGTGATCGCCGCTGATCTTGTTCTTGGGCATGGAAAAAACTCGCAGCCCTTCTGCTTCCAGTTCTGTGGTAACACCGACACCAATCATCAGGTCTGCCTGAGCAGGAATACCCGTGTTGGAGAAGTCAACATCTCCCATCTCAAGCACGGCCTTGTTGTCTGCACTATCACCAGCCTGTGTCACACTGATAGCCAGAACGTTAGCAGCCTTAGCCAGATTGCGAATACCTGTGGCAGCATACTCCAACTGGTTCACTCGATTGTCAGCGCGCACCTTCAAGTTTCGTAGCTGGTCAACCACGATCATGTTGGGTTCGTGCTTGTCGATGCACGCTTCAATCTGGTTCAGTGTGCCGGGGGAGATTGATATAACACTTATATTTCCGAAGCCATTATCATAAGCTATACGACGCGCATCGTTCGGTCGCTCGTGAATCTGGCGCTTTGTTAGACCAGTCAGATTAGACACGATGCGAATGATAATGTCCTCTGGTCGATCCTCGTTTATGTAGTAGTCCACCTTCTTGTTGTTACGTGCGCCACCGCAAGCCATGTTGATGGCTGTACCGCTCTTCATGGATTCAGGGCGACCGAAGATGGTCACATGGTGACCCGGCTTAGCACCGCCATCCAACCTGTCGTTCAGGCTTTGAGGATACAACGGAATCAACAGGGAAGGATCGAACTCGTGCTGCATCAACGACTCAAGATCAATGTTCGTGTATACCTCCATGCCGCTATCAACTAGAGCATCAAGGCTAGTCACGTCCATCAATTCTTTGTACTCACGCATGAGGTCTGGAACCTCTGCACTGTTAGAAGTAATAGCTACGGCCAATCTATCCCCCACTTCCTGCTGCTTGGCTAGCAGGATGACGGCACGCACGTTGGCGTCGTGGCTAGCTGCTGCGGCTTCTGCTAGGAAGGTATCGAATAGTTCTACGTGCTTCTGGTTTCGCACAGATTCCTCCACCTGTGCCCCTAGCACATCTGGCAGAACAAACTGAACCGTGCCATCACGAGAATAGTAGTCCCCAATCATACCCA